CTCCTTGCCGGCCTGGACCAGCGTCTGCATGTTCATCGGCACGAAATGCTCATCGCCGCCGGCGACCGGGTCGAGGTCCTCCTTCTCGCGGATCTCGTTGACGCTCATCGCGCCGATGTTCCACATGGTTTGATAGAATGACGCCCGGCTGGCGTTGTCGCCGCGCAGCAGGCCCTCGACGCTGTGCTTGTAGTAGAGGCGGCCCCGTCCGTAGTCCCCGCGGTCCCCGGCCGTCAAAAGCTGGGTGTTGTAGGCCGCCTCCAGGCGGACCAGCCACGGCAGGATGCTGTCCGTGACGAAGCTGATCTGTTCGCTTTCTATGTTGCTGAAGGATGATCGCGTGAGGTCTTTGAGCTTGTGCGGCGGCAGGTTGAACCACCGCGCCACCTCCGGGATCTGGAACTGCCGTGATTCAAGAAACTGGCTGTCGTTCGGCGGGATGCCGTACTTCTGGACGCTCATCCCCTCCTCAAGCAGGAGCAGCTTGTGCGTATTGCCGAGGCCGGAGTATGCGTTGACGAGGGATGTCTGGAGGTTGTCGTGCGCCTGCTGCGAGAGCTTGCCGGGATGGCTAACGATCGCGCCCAGATGCGTGCCCGCGCCGAAGTACCGCGACCCGAATGACTCCATGGCCATGCTCAAGCCAAGGGACTTCCGGGCGATGGCGATCGGCGAGTAGCCGATGAAGCCGTCGTAGCCGAGGCCGTGGACGTGCAGCACCTTCTCCGCCGGCAGGATCACGTCCTGATCGTAGTCCATCCGGATGCGGTAGACCAGCCGGCCGTCCTGCATCTTCGGAGACACCCGATTCGGCGTGATCGGCCACAACTCCTTGACCTCACCGTAGCCGTTCCGGACGATTTCGGCGTAGCCGTTGCCCCAGGTCAGGACGTGCGCCATGAGGACTTCCCGGCAGACCAGCGCCGTCATGTACGGATTGGCGCGGTCGTGCATGACCTCGTAGGCGATCCGCTCGTCGGCCAGGCGCTTCCGGTCGCCCTTGCGCTGCATCAGGTGCAGGGGCAGGGACGCGATCGTGCCGCTGATCAGGTTGACCGCACACCAGACCGCGCTGTACGTCAGGGCCGTGGATTCGGTGACTTTCTCGCCGGAGAGGGATTGCGAACCGAGGAGGTTCCAGAGGGACTGGTCCCAGGCCTTCGGATCGGTCAGGGACATGCCGCGCTTGAAGTATTGCTTGATCCTGTCGAAAAAGGTCAAAGAAAAGCCGCCTTCGCAGATTTCGCTCTGGCGGGTATTTTCAACGATGTTATTCTACGATTTCATTGAACGGATGGAATATATGGAAAATCTGGACGGTATTTTTCAGGACAATGGCATGATTTTGCTTTTCAACCTAAAATTTACAACAGAATCCCTTGGTATTCGGATCGTCCCTTGATATTTTTCTGCCTCCAGAAGGCCGTTGTCAATCCACAAGTAGATGACTGACTTTGACACGTCGAAATACGCCGCGACCTCATCGACGCGGAGAAGCGGCTTCGGCGGGATTGTCTTCTCGATTTTTTCTGGCATGTCGACTCCTGCGCGTGCTTACTATTTAAATTAATCGTTAAGGGGGGAGTGGAAACACCCCCCCCTCTTGCGGTTTGATTACCGCTCTGGCAGCAGTTTGTCTTTTGTCGCCTTCCCGATCTCGCAGCCGGAACATTCGTCAACATGCGACCCGGAATAATCCAGGCACTCGGCCCGCGTGATGAGATCATCCTGGAGCGGGCATTTTACCTTATCCACCTCCGGATCGCCGAGGCCCATGTCGATCGCAACCTGGTCATCCATAATGTTCATCCGCTCAAGCCCCTGCATGGTTCGCTTGTTTTTCGACGCGATCCCGTAAAAGGAAGCGATGGAGTTCAGCGTCTTGACCTGGATCTCACATTCACGCTGGCAAGCCGCGATCACCTCCATGTCCGGCTTCTTCACACCCTCGATAGACTTCATCAACCGCTTCATCCTTGTGTTGCTCTCCCGAAATAACGTCACGATCTGATTCATTTTCCACCTCCCTTATTAAATGTTTTAATTTTTTTAACGTGCGTTTAACTATAATGCGATAACGCACGGTTTCTACTAATTCTGGCGTTAGTTCTTTTACTGGTATATTAACCGTGCTTGATATGTAATGAATATGTAGCTTCTTTCTTTTTTCCGTATTACGTGCCTTGTCGCTACATGCCATACATGTTCTTTCATCGCCTTTATATTCGGGTGTATTTATGCAAATTACCCTCGCTTTCCCACATATTGGGCAGTTAATTATTGTTTGTTCATCGAAAACGCATTTTGATGAACAATATAGACTTTTTGACTCTCCCCAAAAACCTTTTCCGCAACACCTGCATGACTTATAAAATTTCTTTCGGTAGTTCTTCCTGCATTCCGGCGAACAATAAATATATCTTTTTTTTGATGAGTCCGTTTCAAATATCTTTTGGCATGTCTTACACACACTCTGCCCGTAAACAGCAGGGTGTGATTGCTTATATTTTTCAAGAATCTTGGCCTTGTTTTTATGATAATAGTAGTTTGAATCTCCTCTGCTTTTTTTAGAACACTTTTTGCAGTAACTTTGAATCCCAATGCTTGAATGATTCAGTTTATAAAAACATTCAGCCGGTTTATATTGAAGACACTTACTGCACAAAAAGAGAGTCTTGTCTGTCTGATGTTGTCTTTTTGTTATTCTTGGCTTGCTGATGTCGCCGACATGGCAACACTCTCTGCATTGTCCTTGAATGCCGTGTATGCTTCTGTTGTCCTTGTGGAATTCTCTACGGTGCTTAAATGTCTTGCATTTATAGCACCAAAAAAGATTCTCATCTGTCGGATGTTGTCGTTTCACCCCTTCGTCAGCTCCTTCCGGCAGCTCACGCACAGCAGCACCGGCCGCTGCGCGTCCAGCTCCTTCCCCGTCGGCGACATCAGGGCCGACACGGTATAGACCACGACGGCCGGCATGAAGTGCCTGCAGCCGCACTCGCAGGCCAGCGGCGTCGCGTTCGTCACGTCCACCTGGAACGTCTCGCCCGGCCGGATGCTCTTCATCTGGACCCCAAGGTCACGCAGTCTCTTCGCCTCGCCCATCGCTGTCCTCCTTATCCTCGGGCCTCAAATGACCGTATTTACGGGGGTCGGCGTGGAAATGCTGGCCCCGCTCCCTGCGCACGTGTTCGCCCTCGGGGTGGCCGGGAAAGTAATCGTCAATCCACCGGAGCGAAAAGTGACAACGCCCATGCGTGTCGGTCGGCCCGTGATACTCAATTTGTGTATCCATCACTGTCCTCCTTCGGCACTTTAATCCATACGTCAATGGTTGTCTCTTTCAGCCGCTCAATCTCCCTGTCCTTCTCCGCAACAACGGCAAGGTGGTCTTCGTAGAGAACGTACTCGCCGTCAAACGTTTCGACCATATGCCGTGCTTCCTCGCCCAACCAATGTCTGTACCGTTTAATCATCGCTGTCCTCCTCAAAACGCCACCACGCCGCGGCTTTCATAGACCGACGGACCTTCGGCCTCCATCATGTCGCGCCGCTTGATCCCCAGCGCCATCGCCAGGGCAATCGCGCCGTCAATCCGGAACCGCGTCCGCGACTTGTCCAGCTTCCGGTTTCCGGCCGGGTCCGAGACCGCCATGGCGTTGCTGATGTTCCAGGTCAGCACCGGATGCCCGTCATGCACCAGGCGACGTTCGAGGACTGCCGTTTCCAAAGCTGTCACCGCCCCGGACATGGACGCGAACCCCTGGCCCCACTCGACCAGCCGGAGCGCCCCGGCCCGCGCCTCCTTCTCGTCCGCGTAGCAGTCCAGGCCGATGTCGCCCATGGACTTCAACAAATACTTCATCGCCCAACGGTCGAAGGCCAGCGCCACGACGTTGTACTCTTTGCCGATCTCCGCGATCCGTTGCGCCACCCAGTCGTAGTCGATGGCCGCGCCCGGCGTCGTCTCCAGGTGACCCTGCTTGCGCCAGACCGCATACGGCACCCGGTCCCGCTTCTCATGCTCATGCAATGTCTGCCCCGGCTTCCAGAACCATGCCTTCACCCGGTCCGTGGCTCCCGCTGAAACGGCCACCAGGGCCGTCAGGTCCGTCGTGCCGGAGAGATCGAGGCCGAGGTAGATGTCAGACCCGCCCTCGATCGCCGCGTCGCCCTGGCAGGCCTCCCACTCGGCCCGCGGGATCAGCGGCGACTCCGAGTCGACGCGCTGGTTCAGGTAGAGATTGCGGAACGACGTCTCGAAGGACGGCATCCGCTTCGCCCGCTGCGCCGCCGTCTTCATCTCGGACAGGGACCGGAAGTCGCCGAGCGCCGGGTTCGCCTTCCTCCAGACCTTCGGATCGTCGAAGATGTTCTCCGCGTCGTCCGGGACGGCGTAGAGGTGGCAGACCGTCGTCCTGTCCTCCGACCGCAGCGCGTCGTCGATCAGTATGGACAGCGGATGCAGCGGGTCGTTCGACTGTGTGCTGATCACGATGAACAGCGGCTCAAGCCTGGCGGCCATGGACGTGTCCAGTGCATCGTACAGCTCGCGGTTCCTGGACTGCGCCAACTCGTCATAAATGACCACCGTGGGATTGAGACCATACTTCGTGCCGGCCTCCGCGCTCACCGCCCGGTAGACGGACCCGTTCCCGAAGCAGACCATCGTCTTCGTCGAGTCCACGATCTTGATGTAAGACATCAACTCCGGGTCGGACCGGACGATCTGCGCCGCGTACTTGAACACGATCGAGGCCTGGTCCCGGTCGTTGGCCGCCGAGTAGATCTCCCCATTCGTCGTCGCCTCCGGCCCCACCAGATGCACGAGCGCCATGCAGGCGATCATGGCCGTCTTTCCGTTCTTACGCCCCAGGCTCAAGATGGCCCGCCGCACCAGACGGTTGCCAAGACCGTCAACAGGACCATAGACGTCCCGAATGAACGCCCGCTGAAACTTCCGCATCCTGAACGGCCGCCCCGCACCCGTACCGGACGGAACCGTCAACTGCTCGATGAACCGGATGATGTCCTTTACGCGCTTACTGCTTCTTGCCGCCTGTGACACTGATCAGCCCCTCAAACTTGCCCTGCTTGCCCTTGCCGGGATCAATCGCCAGCCGCGCCCTGGCCGATGGCGTCATCCCAAACTCGCTCGCATACCGCACCATGTCTCCGGCCGCCTTGTTGCTGATCCCGATCAACGGCTGCTGAATCCAGTTGCCGGAGACGGTCTTCAGGACAAGTGCGTTAATCTCGCCCTTCTCCCGCAGCTTGGCGATCTCGTCCTCGGCGTGACGCCACCTCGAATATGCCATGCAGTAGGCCGCCAGTGCCGCCTGGTCGATCCCCGCGACGATCCCCATGACCGTCAGGCCGGTCGCCACGCGGTCCCACTCCTCCAGCGCGTAGGCGTCCATGTGCGGCGGAGGCATCGGCAGGTCGTCCGGCGGCTTCGGTTCCTTCTTGATCCGCCGCTTGCCCGGATTGCCCTCAAGCACCTTCAGATTCGTCGGTTTAGCCTTCTGGCCCATTACACGCGCCTCCATTCGACAAGCCCCCAGATGGCGAGGCCGAAGTAAACTGCAAACAAAGCCGCCTGCGCCGTCAAGCCGGCGTTGTAATCTATGATCGCCCAGGCAGCATTCGTGACGGCCCAGATGGCAAAGCAGGCCTTCTTTTTCTTGATGTTCAGCACAACGCCGACAAGCGATGCCGCCGTCAGCATCCACATCGTCATTTGCCGATCCTCTCGATCTCGATCCCCGGAAAGGCGTCCGCCATGCGCTGAAGGATCACGGCGCAATATTGTTCGTCCATTTCAACGCCATACATTTTATTGCCAGCGTTTTGAGCGGCTACCATGAAAGAGCCACTTCCCAGGAAGCCATCAAAATAAATATTCGCTGGAAAGTCCTGCAAGACGTTGACGGCAAGGCCAACGGGTTTCTGTGTTGGGTGAACACGTCCATACAATTCGTCTTTCCTGTTGCCCTTACGAAGCAGACCACTCCATAAATGCCTGTAAATCCGGGATGGTTTAGTGAAACTCGTCCATGCTATTTCACAGTCCGCGAAATTATTTGACGGTATGTCTTCCCTTTTGTCCCATACTAACCAACAAGAAGAAGGCGGCAAAAATGCCGTAAAGTAATTCCCACCCCATAAAATAATATCGACCAGACCTAACTCGATGCATACGTTATAAAATATTCGTGCCGTGTCGATTGTGTCGTCTCCAATGATATTATTATATTTATTTGCGGCTACTATCCCGCCCCCACCTACCGTTCCCTTGAAATGAGTCTTTCCGCCCCCACCTACCTTTCCCTTGAAATGAGTCTTTCCGCCCCCACCTACCGCGTTCACGCCGTAAGGTGGGTCACTAAACACAACCGCCTTCTCTCCACCCATCACACGCGCCACATCATCGGCCTTCGTGCTGTCCCCGCACAGGAGCCGGTGTTCCCCAATCCGCCACAGGTCTCCACGCTTGACCTTCCAGACTTTATTCAACTCTGCCGCCTTATCGATCTGCGGCTCCGCGTCCTGCGGTTCGTTACCCTCCCCGGCCGTCCACTCATCAGGCAAGTCCACCCCCCAATCACCCAACGGCAGATCACTCCACCCATTCGCCAGCGCGTCCATGTCCCACTCGCCAAAAGTCGCGTTGTCCTTGATGACAAACTCACGCTTCTGATCGGCCGTCAATCCCTTCACAATCTTCGCAATCGCCTCCTGAATGCCCATCTTCCGCAGGGCAAGCACCCGCATATTGCCGCCGATGACCGTCATCGTCTCATCCACCACGATCTCCCGCAGTTTCATCATGTCCGGGAACTCCTGCAACGATTTGACCAGCCTGTCCATGTCCCGCTCGCTGATCCGCCTCGGATTGTCCGGATTCAACTTCACCTTCGACAATTTAACAGTCTTTACGTCTACTTGCATCCGACCCCCTGTTAAAATACTGCGGAATCTAAATCGGAGG